GTTGGCTCGACGATTAGTTGACCGCGCATGATCAGGCCGGCCGCGCCACCGGGCAGCGTGACGCCGCGCAGGATGCGCCAGTTCCCGTCCGGGATCAGCACCGTCCGGCCGAGCGCGGCGGCCGCGTTGAAGGCGGCCTGGATCGCCTCCGTGTCGTCCGTCAGCCCGTCGCCGGCGGCGCCGAAATCGCCGACCGAGAGCATCTCGGTGAACTTGTCTTGCATCGTCCGCGGCACCGCGCCCGCGCCGTCCTGGCGGAACAGGCCCTGGGTCGTGCCGGCCTCGGCCGGGTAGAGCTGCAACCCGCCCGCAGCATCGAAGCCGAGCAGGCGCGACGCTCGCGCCGCACGCACGGGCAGCACCGGTGTGGCGCCGACGTCCGTCGGGTCGAGCTGGAGCGTGCGGCCGAGATCATCGGCCAGCTGCTGCAGGGCCGCGACCTGGTAGTCGAGCTCGTCGTTCAACACGCGGGCGCGAAGCTCGCCGTTCTCCTGGAAGTCGCTCGTGCGTTGCAGCACCAGACGCCGGCGCAGCGTGACGAGCGTGCCCGCCGGCGGTGGCGCGCTGAACGTGACCGTCCCGCCCGCCGACTGTCCTGCGCCGGTGACGGTGAAGCCGGCCGACTGCCGCGTGCCGTTCAGGAAAACCTCGAGATCGGCGGGCTTGAAGATCGGGAAGGGGAAGGTGAAGCCGGTCTGCGCGCCCGAGGCGATGAACTGCACGCGCGGTGCGACATCGCCGATGACGATATGCTCGGACATCGTTGGGTTCCGTCAGAGGTTGAGGAGCGAGCGGAAGCTCGAGGAGAACCCGGTTGCGAGCTGCGAGCCGAAGCGGATGAACGGGTTGAGGTTGAGCCGGTCATCGAGCAGGCTGCGCCGCCCGGCGGCGATGCGCAGCGCGAACTGCTGGTCGCTTGCGGCCTGGCGTGCCTCGGCTTCCTCCTCCAGGCCGGCGAGCAGGGCGGCGCCCGAGCCCTCGCTGGCGCTGACGCCGCCCGCGGCGAGCCGCGCGCGCGTGGACGCGATCGTGCGTGCGAGCATCTCGCGGCGCTGACGGGCGGCCTCCTGGTTGGCGAGCTGCATCTGCGCCTCGCGGTTGGCCTGCAGCTCCTGCTGCTGGCGGCGCTGCGCCTCGGCCTGCTGCTGAGCGCTGATCAGTCCGACGACGCCGGTGAGGAGGGACGCGACGGGAACGAGCTGTGCCATCAGGAGTTCAGCCTCATCTCGGTGGTGACGGAGAGCAGCGTCATCGGCAGCGGCACATCGCCCTCGATGCGCCAAAGCGGCCGCGTCGTATCGCGCCGCCAGCCCAGCGCGCGGATGGTGCGGTCGCCGGTGAAGAGAGGCGGGGCGGCATCGAGCCTGAGCGCGCCCAGCCGGCGGAACGGCACCGGCTCGGGGCCCCGGCCAAGATCGACGGCGAGCGCCGCCGTCTCAAGCAGCCGGAACGTGACCGAGACGAGCCGGACCGGGCCGGTGCGTCCGCCGAACTGTGTCATGAGCTCCGGCGGCAGCGGCTCGATCACATGCATGTAGGCGAGACCGGCCTGAACATCGCGCGCCGGCGGGTCGGTGGTGACGGTCCCATCCGTGACGGTCTGACGGCCGCGCGGCGCCCCGTCCGCGACCACCAGTACCTCGCGTCCGGAAAGGTGCTCGAGACCCGACCACGATGTCGCGCCGGTCGGGTGCGAGCCTGTCATGCCGGCATCAACGCCCAGCGCGTCGTCGAACCGCTCGAGCCTGTGCGTCCCGTCGCGTTCCACAACCACGAACACCGTGCCATCGACCTCGCCCACCGCCCGGAACGCGCCGTCGGTCTGCTGCTGCGTCCAGGCCGTCACCTGCTCGGCGCGGAACAGCGTCAGCGTCGCCATGCGGCCGTCCGCCATCACGAGGTGCAGCAGCCGCCTTGTCTGGTCGTAGGCCATCGAGACGGGTGTCGCGACGATGTGGCGCGCCAGAATCGCGAGGTCCGCGGCCTGGTAGGCCTGCTCGATATCGGTGTAGGCGAATTCATGCACGGAGCGCCCGGAGCGGCTGACGAAGATGGTCGCACCATCCACGTCCACCGGCGGGATTGTTCGCTCGACCATCGAGCCGACCCGCGTCTGTCGGTTGAGCTGAATGTTCGCCGGGGTCAGCGGATCGCCCGAGACCATCCACTCCGCGCCGGAGGTGAAGACCTGCAAGTGGCGGCCCGAGAACACGGCGCGGATCGCATTCACCTGGTCGGAGACCAGGGCGAACTCGATCGCATGATCGTCGAGCCCGGTGCCGAGGTCGAAGTTGAACAGGTCGCCAGTGCGCGACAGCCAGAGCCGGTTGGGCAGGTCGCGCGAGCCGCCGATCACCAGCCGGTCCTGGTGGAAGCAGACGCTCACCGGCCAGCCGCGCGCGGCCGAGAAGGCCGCCTCGTCCCAGTCCTGGGAGGGGCCGGTGGCGGCAAGCGTGTCGATGACGGTCGCGACCGCGGACGTGGGACTGTTGAGCGCATCGATGCGCAGCCGCTTGCGGCCAATCCGGAAGACCGTGCCGACATGGCCGGCGACGAAGATCGGCGCCGACGCCGTCAGGATCGTCGATCCCGTGGTCGCCGATGGGCTCAGCGTTACCCCGGCGGGAGCGAAGCGATGATAGGGCTCGGCCGCGAACGTCCAGGGCGCGATCGACCAAGTGGTGTGGCTGGTCCGGGTGATCCGCTGCGGCGGCACCTCGGGGTGCACGATGAGCAGCGTATCCGCGCTCTGCGTCCAGGCGAGCTGCGGCAGCTGCGCCTCGGTCCAAGGTGTCACGAGCGAGGCGACCTCGACATCGCCGCGCCAGACGCCGAGGCGGCGATCGGTCAAAACCAGCAGGTAGGTCTGCTCGGTCGAGAACTCGAAGGCGATCAGCCGCGCCGGCCCCGGCAGCATGCCGAGATGGCGCAGGCCGGGCCGACGGCGCACCCCGCCGGTGGGCAGAATGAAGACATTGGTGAGCCGGGCCGCACCGTTCTCGTAGGCGCGCAGATCCGCCCGCCCGAGCAGTTCCGGCGAGAGCTCGCCGGCGGCGAAGCTGGTCTTGATCCGGCGGATCGCGGACATCTCAGCCGCGCGCTCCGATCAGTGCGAAGTCCTGCACCGCGAGCGGGGTGTCCTGCTGGCTGTCGGTCAGCCGCGCGGCGCGGAACTCGGCCTCGGCGAGCTTGAACATCAGCTCGGCGCGGGCGGTGTTCTCGGTGAGCGGGATGACGAACTCTGCGGCAAGGCGCGCGATCAGCGCGCCGTCGAAGAACGGCGGAAAGGACTGCTCGGGCGGGCGGAAGATGTAAGTGAGCACGATCTCGGCCGGATCGGCGTGCAGCCGATTCTCGGCGATGCGATAGGGCACGCCGCGGCCCTGCCCGCCCCGCCCGGCGGAAAGGGCACGCAGGAAGTCAGGCGGCAACTGGAAGGCGTGCGCGAAGTCGGCCATCGGCGCGGCCGCGAGCCGCGGCAGGGAGGCTTGGGCGGTGGCGAAGCTCCACGGATAGGCCGAGAGCAGGGCGTCGCGCACGGAGGGGTAGAGATTGGCAGCCACCTCGGCCTCGGCGGTGCCTTCGTCGAACGAGGCGATCGTCGCCGCACCGATCTTGATGAGCGCGCGCGAGCAGAGCGCGAGGGCGGAGAGCGCCATTGGAATGATCCCACTGAACGGACGATGCGAGGATCCTCATCCCTGCCCCTCTCCCGCGCGGCGGGAGAGGGGAGACGGGAGAGGGAGGCGATGCGATCGCTACTCGCGGCAGCGCATGCGCACGACGCCTTCGGGGTCGATCAACACCGCGCCCTGGCTCATCATGTTGTTGACGAACCAGGCTGCGCGCTCGCCATGCCAGGTGATGTCGGTCTGCACTTCCGCGCCGACTGCGTGGCCGACCGCGGTGCGGTGGAACCAGTAGCAGAAGCGCAGGTTGCCGTTCCGGGTCAGGCCCGAATGCGGTATCCAGAGCGTCCCAAGCCAGCGCTTGGCCTGAGTGCCCTTCCAGGGCAGCTCGTCGTCACCGATGTAGTCGGCATTGGCGAACTCCGGGATCTGCAGCAGGTCTGACCACTGCTTCCAGCCGATCACGGCGTAGCGCTGGCCGTCATCCGGCACGTCCGCGGCACCCAGCATCTCGAATGCAAGCAGGATCTTCTGCTTGGTGAGCCCGTCGTCGTCGGTCTGGCCGGGACCGGTACCGACCGCCTCGCGCGTCGCCTGATCAAGGGCAGCGATGATCAGCTCGTCGGTCTTGCGGCCGAGCGCATAGGCGCCGGCATTGGCGATCACGGCGCGCTCGTCATGGTTGATCTTGAGCTCGTCGAGCTTGTCGATCCAGTCGCCGGCGTAATAGTCGGCGAGGAAGCACTCGACGGGCTCGTGTTCAAGGTTCATCACCGGCACCGCGCCGTGGCGCGCCTTGGTGCCGGCGACACCCTTGCCGACGCGCTGGAACACGGTGGAGGCGCCCTTCACGCCGGTCTTGGACCGGACGGTCGGGCGCAGCTTGGAGCCGAGCCGCTGGTAGGACTCGTGCACCTCCGTCTGGAACTGCTTGACGAAGGCCTGGTCGATCGAGGTGGCCACGATCGGGTTTCCCTGATGTCGGTTGCGGATAGGGGTTCTGGGCTGTGGCGCGCGGTTGTCCCGGACGGGGCCTGCACGCACAGGCGCGAATGCCGGGCCGCCCCAAGGCGGTTGACCGGCATCCGGCCGGCACGCCGTCGGAACGACGGCGCGCCGAAACAGGCGGGACGGATGCGCGGGGAAGGGAAACGCGCATCCGTCCCGGTTCCGGGGCGAGCGCGGAAAGGGGCGCGCTCAGAAGCCCCGGCCCGGCGCCCACGCGCGATGCGGCGCGGGCCACCGAGAGGGTTCAGGTGTCGGTGGGCTCAGCGTTCCCCGGGGAAGAGCCGGCGGAAGCCGTCGGAGACGCGGCTGACGAAGTCCGGGTCGCGCTTCTTCCAGTAGCGCGGGTCGCGCATCATCGCGCGGAGCTCGTCCTCGCTGAGTGACGGGCCCGGCTCGGCGTCGCGCAGCAGGCCCGGCTCGTTCTTCTCCATCATCCGGTGCAGCGCGAGCACGCCCTCGAAGGTCGAGGAGAGGGCCTCGAACACCGGCTCGGGCAGGTTCGCCTTGCCCCAGGCGCCAAGCTGCTTGGCGACGCGCGCCCAGCGCTCCTCGCCGCCGAAGTGATCCTTCAGCCGCTCGATCTGCCGCTCCGCCTCGAACATCTGCGCGGCCTCGGCGATCAGTGGCAGCAGGCGCTCGCCGGCGAGGTCGTAGACGAGCTGCACCTGTGCCGGCGTGAAGCCCGCCTGGTGCAGACGCTTGTTCACCTCCGGATCCGGGGTGAGCAGCGGATGGCGCGACTCGATGGTGTACTCGTCGGGTGTGGCGGGCACGCCGAGCGCGCGCAGCAGGCGATTGCGCGCCTCCTCGTCCGCGTCGTCTTCCGGCAGCGGCACCATGCGCGAGAGCCGCTTCTCCAGTTCCAGATAGGACTTGAGCAGCGCCTCGACGCGGATCTGGCCCGCCTCCTCGTCCCAGAACTTTTCCGGCACCTCGGCCGGACGCCTGGCGCGCGCGGCGGGCTTGGCGGCAGCGTCCTTGCCGCTCGCCTCCTCGAGCGTGATGTCGATCAGGTTGTCAGCCATCGCTGTGTCCTCGTCAGGCGGCCGGATCGAGGCCGTGGGGCAGGGCGTTGTCGGTGACGGCTGCGGGTGCGACGCCGCCGGTCTTCATGGCTTGCGCTTCCTCGGCCGCGCTCACCACGAGATCGGGCGGCACGCCGAGCAGATTGGCGAGCCAGCGCGCGGCGGCGGCAGGATCGGCGGTCTGCGCCGCGGCCGGCCCGAGCGCGCGCACGGCTTCGAGCCACATCAGCGTGCCCGAGGCTTCCGTCCGCGCCTGGAGCTGCGCGAGCGGACTGCGCCAGACGATCCCTGCCATGCTGCCATCGAGCCCGAAGGTCGGAACAAGGCCGCGCCGGCGCAGGATCGTCAGGCACCGCTCGATCAGCGGGGTCAGCAGCTCGGTCTGCAGCCGCCCGAACGTCGCGCCGAGCAGCCGCGCCATCTCGGCGGAGCGCTCCACCACCTCGGTCGCGGTCATCCGCGCCCCCTGGACGGGGCCGAGCCGGTCGGTCAGCAGGGCGTGGCGGATGCGCGCGCGCAGATCGTCGAGCACGAGCTGGCTGACATCGAACCGTCCTGGTGCTGCGAGCGGGGTGAGGCCGGAGGAGCCA